CTTTAAACCTTTAATTACTTTTTTAACTGATTTTACTTTTTGTTTTGTCATATTAACAATCCCACTTTCTTAATGATTTATTTATTCTACTATTCGGATCTCTTGCCGTTTTAGCAGAAGTTAGTTTTTTCTTCATTCCACCCATACGAGCACAGAATGATTTACGTCTCGAACTTGTTTTAGATTTAGTAGGTGCTTTAAGTGTACCTTTTTTATAACTGGCACGACCTTTAGCATTGAGTCCACCTGAGGGTGACTTACCTGCTTTTCTTGTCCAAGCTGCGCTTGCCATTATTTCTTCTTTTTAGGTTTCTTCGCTGTCTTTGCTGCTCTTTTAAAATTTGCTGCTGTTGGTGCACCTTTAGCTCCAACTTTTCTCATCTTTTCACCACTACCTGCAGCGATTCTTTTTTTCTTAGCGTGTATGTTTGCGTATAGTCCACGTTTTGCCATTATTGCTCCTTTCCGCATATAACACATTTTACAGGTGTATATGCTTTTGTTATTAAACATTCGCATCTTTTTCCAAAGATTGCGTCTACTATTTTTCTAAAATATTTTTTAAGCATTTTTCTTTTTAGTTTTAGGTATAACACCTTTAGCCATTAAGATATCTTTCTTAGTAATTTTACCATCACCTGAATGATCTGGAAATTTACCTTTCTTTTTCTTTGTAACTTTTCCACCTTTTTTATACATAGCTCCACCTTCCATACCCATATCAGATGGATAGTAGCCAGATTTCATGTCAGCTCTTGCGTTCATAGAACCACCCATGTTTTTTTTAGCTCTTCCGCCATTCATTAATTTTTGTCTGTTTGGATTTGTTTGTGTGTTATAGTTTCTATTTGACATTATCTTTTCCCCTTCATTGCTTTGCCGAATCCTCTTAATGCTTTTCCACAACCTTTAACTCTTCCACCGGATTTATACGCTTGGTTTGATCTATTATAGTCTTGTGTAGATGCCGCAAATTCCTTAGCCGCACCAGATTTTGGTAAAAGATTAGCCATAGAAATCGCGTACTTTTTAGGTTTAGCTATGCCTGCAGCATTTTTTTCTGAGGCTCTGTTTTTATAATCATATTTTCTATCTGGACCACTAAAAGTTTTGTTAGGAGTATCTTTGTCATACTTACTAGCTGTGATACTATTTTTACCAACTCTAATTCCAGGGATGGGTTTTTTAGCTGTATCTTTAGATTTATTATCTTGAATAGTTGTTTTAGTTTTTACAGCTGTATCTTTTTTAGCAGTACTTATACCTAATTCTTTTGGACCGGTTGGTATTGATTTAGTTTTTTCTCTGAAAGCATTGTCATTAGATTCAACGTCAGAAGCACTAGCTGCTTTTTTCTTTGATGCCAGTGCCGCTGCACCAAGGCCTATGCCTATTGCAGCAAGAATTTTTTTATTTCGTTTTCTAGATTTTTTGCTCATTATTTTTTAACTCCGTTTTTAAATATTTGTGTTCCTTTTATACCATAAATGCTAGCGACTACAAGTATCCATAAATTAGTAAACCATTTTGGAAGCTCCGAAAACATTTCAAAGAACAGTTTTACCTTGTCCATCGCTGTCGGATCGTCTGATACGACTGCCCAGGCCAAAATTACTACGGGCAAACTTAATATTATAAGTACCGCCTCGTCTTTCCAGTCTGATTGTCTGGCTTCTAAAAGTTTACCTTGGTAAGCTTCTTTTCCTTCGGCCATACGAGATGCGTGCATTAACTGTGCATCTGACATAGCCATCTTAGTCTTCTGTTTGTTAGCGTAAATTTTACTTCCAGCAGAAACGGCTAATTTAATTGCCGAGAACCACATGTTAGTACCACTTAACGGAAGATTTTTTAGATGCTAGCATTCTTTTTTGTCCACCAACTTTATTGATAGTCGGTTGTCCTAAAGGTGCTTTATATTCTACTCCGCCAGTTGCAAATCCATCTGAATTAGATTCAAGTGTATTAGAGCCATCTGCTTTAGGTGTATCTGATACAACAGGACCAACATACTTTGGATTGTTCTTTGTAAAAAAGTCTTTTGGTTTCATAATTTTCTCCTATGCTATTATTATATACTATCTTCGAGGACCTTTCAAGATCCTAACGTCCATTTGTTTCATAAGGTCATTTTCTCTTTTAGAGTCAATACCCATCTGTGTTTTAGTCAATGAAGTGTCTGCTCTAAGTTCTGCTAGCTCTTCATTTTGCTCTAATTTCTCGTCAAACTGTTGTTGACCCATCATTTGTTTAGATCTATCTAAATTTATTCTTTCTTCAGACTCTTTTCTCTCAGCTTCGTCATTCATAGCTTTTAAATCTAGTTCTCTAGCTTTTAATTTAGCAATTGGGTCTCCACCATACTCTCCAGTGATTTTTGCTTCCTCGTCTCTAAACTCTTCAGTAGATTCTGCAATTAATTTAGCTTTTCTAGACTCTAAACTCATTGATAGTGAAATCATCTGTTGTTGCATCTGCGGATTTTGTGCCATCTGCGGATTTTGTTGTGCCATTTGTTGCATTTGCATTAATTGACCTATCTCTTCTCTAAATTCTACTTCTAATTGCTCTTGTGCCATTAGTGAGATGTGCTCAAAGATGTTTTTTTCTAAAGTTGCCATAACAACCGGTGAATTTCTTGCAACATTACTAGCCATAAAGTTTAAATGCGTTGTAATATGCGCTTGATGGTCTTGTCCTTTAAAAGCTTGAAACGGTTTGTTAGACATTGCTAAAATATTTTCAGTAGCAGGGTCCATTGGACTTGGTTCTTGAGGTGGTGGCAAGATTTGATCAATGTTTTTTACACCAATTGCTTCATACATGTGTCTGTACGCTTCATATAAATTATGCATTCCAGGATTTGATTGAGCTAGTTGTAATTCTGTTTGTGCCATTGATATTCTTTGTGATTGAGAAAAAATATTTGGGTCAGCAACAGGTAAAATATCTACTTTGTCATCAAAATCTGCAACTTTAACATTTTTTTGTCCACCAACAACATCGTATGGATATTCAGGTGGTAAATAAGTTTTAAAAACTCCTGCTAATAAATTAAATTCACTTTTCATGGCCACATACAATCTTTTATGTATGGCTGACATGACCCTAGAGCCTCGCTCTAATAGGGCTATAGTCGTCCCAACAGCTGCTTGCTGGTTGCCGTCCCCGACTTGCATGTCAGCGATGGCGGCAAACCGTTGCCCTGCCGAAACCACCGTACCCATCAACTGCAATAAAGTAGCAGAAGGTTCTTTAAATGGTAAAGGCATAAATGCATCTTTAATGTTTCCACCAGGTGCATCGACATCTCTGAATTCGCCGGGCTGTATTGACTGAGCCTCATCTCTAACACGTATTCCACGTTGTTTAAATCCTGAAGGCAGATTACTTAATGTACCTGCATCCAATAATTGTCTTAGTGCAGTAGTTGCTGTTCTAGACAAACCACCAATCATATGAATTAGACCAAAACCATAAAAACCCATTCCAGGTAAAAATTTAAAATGTACAAAATAATCTTGTCTTTTTTTAATAGGATCTCCTACTGCATAGTTTCTTCTAATTGATAATACTTCTCTACTTCCAAGTTCTATTGTTACAATATATGGAAGTTTAATTCCTGTGTCTTCTCCAGTAGAATCTTTGTCTTCAAATCCTTCTAAATCTAGATCTGTGTGTATTTCTAAAACAGTAAAAATATCTTCATCTCTAGTTCTTTTGACACCTTCTAATTCTCTCTCTTTTTTCTCTACTTCTGTTTCTTCATTGTAGCCAGGTGTTAATTCTACATCAACATAAAAACCTGCTACTTGTTTTTTTCTTAAATCATTCTCTGACATTTTAATGACATGAATAATTGCTTCTGCATCTTGTAAAGATGTTGCCGTATAGGGAACTAACAGGTCGTCAGCTGGAACAAACTTTGAAACGGCTCTACCAAGTAGTTCATCGTAATAAACTTTCTTAAACGCAGAGCCGCTAAGAGGGAGATAAAAAAGCATTTGATCGAACTCGGGTTCGTACTCTTTCATCACGTCCATGAGCTGATAGTTCATGAATTCTTTGACACGTTGTGATTGATCTTCTTTTTGTCTGTTTATTAATCCAATAACTTGAGTGTGTACGGGTCCAGTTGCTGGTAATAATTCTTTGTAAGCTTGTGCTTGAAATTGTGTGACTGCTTCTGCAAGAACTGGATGTGTTGCACCACTAGCTCCTTGAAAGGGTTGTGTTGGGTTTTCATATTTAAATCCTAAAAGGTCTAAACCTTTTGTATAACTATCTTCCCAATCTTTTCTTGAAGATTTGTATTGATTGTAATTTTCTGCAAGGTCTGAACCTAATTTTCCTAAAACAGATTCAGGTAATAATTCTGCTAAGTTGTCTCCGTGACCTTCTCCGCCCTCTTGATTAACTGCTGCTGGGTCAAAATTAATTGTAGCACTACCATCTTCTTCAGTAACTATATCAATATCATCAGGACCAACTTGTTCTTCAGCTGTTTCCTGTTCTACTTCTGTTACTTCTTCGTCGCTGGGTATTTTAAGTTCTGTCTCTACGTTTGGTAGAGCTTTGTCCATATCTGCCATTTATATTCTCCGAGTTCTTTATTATTGTAGCTTGTTTTAATGGAACATTCAAGCCTTGTGAGGCTGGTCCCTTTAATGGTGGGATTTCATTAAATTTAACGTGTTGCATATTTACCACAAGATTTTTATTTTTAACCGTCATCAAATAACCCCCTTCCTGCTTTTTTGTTTTGATACATTTCATATCCACTAACACCAGCAGATAAAGCTAGACCCGGTAAGCCAAATCTTCTTGATATTGTTTTTAAAGCTGTTGGACTAATTCCTAATCTCATAATATTTGATATCTTTGGACCAGCAAATCTTGTTGCTTCTTTTGATAAAGATCCCGCAAACGCAGGGCCTAAATAATTTAATGGGTTAGTTGCAATCTCACCTGCTGAGTCTCCTTCAGCAATTTGTTGACCAATGTATAATGGTTCTAGTGCTAACATACCTAATGGTGTTCCAGTAGCCGCAAGACCTTTTCCAAAAACCCCGGATATGGGACCTGTGGCTGCTCTAAATGGACTAACTCTTTTTTTAGGAATCTT